CGCCATTGTTACGGACGGCGCAAAGCGACGAAAATGGCGACGAAAACAAAAACGTCGCTCGCCGCGGAGGTGCGGATGGTCGAGTTGATCGAAGTGGAACCCGGTAGATGGCGGGTCAAGCGCGAGCAAGCTAAAGCGGCGCGCTCGGATCTGCCGCTGCCCTACGTCATCTCCGACATCATGGAGCCGACCGAGCAGGTCGACGGCCGGTTTTATACCTCCAAGCGCCAGTTCCGTGCGGTCGGTCGCGCCCTCGGGCTGACCGAGGTCGGCACCGAAAAACCTAAGCCGCGCAAGCGGATCCTGCCCGACAGAGAAGGCCGCCGGCAGTCGATCCAGAAGGCTGTGGCGCGCTACAAGGCGGGAGAGCGTCATGCCCAGCAAAAGTAAGGCGCAGGCCGACCTGATGCGCGCTGTGGCCCACAATGCGGCGTTTGCCAAGAAGGTCGACATTCCGCAATCGGTCGGCCGCGAGTTCGTTGAGGCCGACAAGCGGGCCAAGCGTCGCGAAACCATTCGAAAGGTCATTCGCAAGGTACGGACAGCCAGTCCGTGAGTTGCGGGAAAGTCTAAAAGCCTACGAAAACAGATTTCGTAGCAAAAACAAACGGAGAACGAGATGTCAGACGTACCCGTCAATCCCGCACCCGCGTCCGCGCCTGAGCCTAACCCCACCCCTCAGGTCAACGAGGTGGTGATCAACCAGAACCCCATCAACAGCTCCAATCCGGTTGGCCAGCAGGCGCCGGATCGGCCGGTCGGCGACCTCCAGGGCTCCAAGGTGCGCCCGCCAAGCCGCAGGGAGGCCATCCAGGCGGCGTTCGATCGGGCCAACAAAACCCCGGGGGCGTCGGAAAAAACGCCCCAGCGCCCCGCGCCGCAGGCCGCGGAGGCCAAGAAGGGTCACAACCAGCCACCGGAGGACACGTCGGAGGAAAGACTGGACCTGAAGAAGCGGCCGAATGATCAGCCGCGCAGCGAACGTGGAACTTTTGCGCCGCGGCAGCGCGATACGGACGCGCAGACCGCGCAGGACGCAGGGGTACGATCGGAGGCCCGGCCTGGGCAGCCCGTTCGTACCCTTCCCGAGGGCACGCCCTATCGCGAGCCGCCGCCGCGGATGGCCGACCACGCCAAGGCGGAGTGGGCGGCCACGCCGGAGAAGGTTCGCGGCGAGGTCTACCGCATGCACCAGGAGTTCGACGGCGCCTACCGTCGCTACAAGGCCGACCATGACACCATGAACACCATCCGGCCATTCCACCAGATGGCTCAAGAGCACGGCACCACGCTCGATCGCGCCCTGACCAACTACGTCACGATGGAAAACAAGCTGCGAAGCGACGTAATCGGCGGGCTCGACGTCATCGTCAACAATCTGAACCTACGAACGCCTGACGGTCGTCGGCTGGGGCTGCGCGACATCGCCTACCACGTTCTCAATCAATCACCGGAGCAGACCAAACTGGTGCAGCAGTCCAACGCCCAGACCGCACAGAGCCACCAGATCGGCCAGCTCAGCCAGATGGTGAACACCCTTGCCCAGGGCATTCAGCAGATGCAACATAGGGAAAGGTTCGTGCAGACCCGGTCGGCGGTCGACGTCTTTGCCGACGACGGCAACCATCCGCGGTTTGACGAGCTGGGCGATCTGATCGAGAACGAGCTGAAGCTAGGCTTTAGTCTCGATGCCGCCTACCGCAGAGCCGAGCTGCTACGTCCCGGCACCCGCGCGGCTCAGACCCGCAACCCATCGGCTCAGACCCGAAACAGTGACCGATCGATCCACGGCTCGCCTGACGCAGGCCCCTCAAACGGGACGCAGCGCCGCCAAGGACCGCCACCCGGTCGTCGCGAGGCCATCTCGAACGCCATCAAGCGTGTCGGAGGCCAGTTTTAATCTGAACCCATGAGGAGGGCACATGCCCAACATAGCACCGCTTTCTGCCTATCAGCAGATCCTTTCGATGGCGCTGGAAGATCGATCCAGCGGTTACCAGGACCTCGTCAGCAACAACAACGCCTTGCTGGCGACCATGAAGCGCAAGGGTCTGTGGCAGACCTACTCCGGCCCGCGCATTCGGCAGACCTTGCAAATAGGAAAACAATCCGCGCAGTGGTATTCCGGCTACGACCAATTGTTGAACCCGGCCATAGACTTATTCAATGATGCGTACTTCGATCCGAAAATGGTCGTGGTGCCGGTTATCCTCTCGATGCAGGAGATCCTGAACAACGAGGGCGAGAGCCAGCTGATGGACGTGTACGACAGCTATATCGACGCTGCCGAACGCGCGCTGCAGGACGCGATGGACGCCGGGATCTATTCCGACGGCACCGCGAATGGTGGCAAGCAAATCACCGGCCTCGCCACCGCGGTGCCGATCACCAACAACTCCGGCATCTACGGCGGCATCGACCGCAGCTCGGCCACGATATGGCGCACCGGCTCGTTCGACGCGCAGACCTTCGCCACCGCCGTTGGTACCCAGGTCGCCGCAGCAACAGTTCGGCCCTACCTCAACATCATCATGACCAAGCAATCGCGGGGTCGTGACTACGCCGATCTCCTGATCATGTCGCCGGAGCATTACTCGGCCTATGACGCGGCCACGGTAGCGATCCAGCGCCAGACCAACGAGACCAGCCTCGGAAAATTAGGCTTCTCGGCGCTGGAGTATATTGGTGGCGGCAAAAGAGCCGAGATCGTGCTCGACGGCGGCATCGGATCGAACATGCCACCGAACACCACGCTGGGGCTGAACACCGACAGCTTCCGCATGCGTTATCACCCGAACCGTAACTTCGACAAGGTGTTCGACGGCCAGGGAATGATGCCGATTGATAAAGATGCCATCGCTCAATTCATCGGTTGGATGGGTGAACTCACGATCACCAATCCGCTGTTCAATTGGCGGTTCTACGACTCCAACCCGGCAGCCTGATCGCATCTCAGGATAGCCGAGTAACCGGGGCGCCGACGTGTAGGTCCGCCTTTTCCTTACGCGGAAGGCGCCCCGGACTTAACCTCTCAAACGGAGACCACGATGCCTATCAACCAAGACCCGGACGCCGCGCTGGTCGCGATGTTCAGACATCACGCCAAGCTGAACGAGGCCAAGACTGCCAAGGAAGGCCGACCGATCTTCGATGACGAAGAGATCTGTGAGATCCGGTTTCCTGGCTCGCGCAATGTCAGCGTATTTCCGGCCACCGCGATGTCGCACTGGACCACCGATCCGGAGACCGGCGCCCAGGTCAAGGTGACCTATGCCGAGCGTTTTCGCCGGCAATACCAGCAATTCAAATCGCACACCGCGCAGACCAAAAGCGGCACGCCGCTAGACCACGCGCCGTTCCTCACCGAGGCGCGCCGCGCCGAGTTACGCGCGCAAAATATCTACACGGTCGAGGCGCTGGCCGCGATCGACGGCCAGGAGCTGAAGAACCTCGGTTACGGTGGTCGTGAATTGAAGAACGGCGCGATCGAGTACATCGCCGAGAGCAAGATCGGCGCGCCGAACCTGCAGCTGCAGGCGGAGCTGGAGGCGCTGCGTGCTAAGACCGCTGTGCTGGAGGAGGATCTGCAGGCGGCAAAACTTGCCGCGAAGAAGCAGGCAACGGCCGAGGGCGAGTTCGATGACATGACGCTCGATCAGCTGCGTGAATACATCAAGACCAATACCGGGCATGCCGTCATCGGCACGCCGAACCGCAAGGCGCTGGTTCGCATGGCGATGGATTGCCGCCCAGACAAGGTGGCGTGATCAAGGCCAGCGACCCGCAACTTGCTTAGCACGATGGGAGGCCAGACCGTTGAGCCTAGTGATAGCTACAGATCGTCTCAGTCTCTCGTCTGCTGAAAGGTGCATTTTTACGCCTTTTCGCATCGCGGATAGTTTTTTACGGGTCGTTGCCGAGGCTTTTTTGCCAATGTGCGCTTCACTGAGCTTACGCTTGTGTTCTGCTGAAAACGGCGCTCGTTTGCGGCCTTTTTTGCGTTTAACTTCCGTCACGTTTGCGCGTGCCGTTATGATTTTCACGTTGTCAACAGCATATGGTCCGGTGTCGCTGTGTCGGGCCATGTGGTACTCGTTGGCGCGTCGTCCTCGCTGCGCGAAGCGGCCGGATCTCTCCCATATGTCAAGCCACGCTTCGAACGTCATTTCAAAGGCTATACCGCGCCGTTTAGCAGTCGCCTTATGTGCCGAGAACTTACTGCGCGCGGTAGGTACACGCGGCATCGCTAACGCCTTTCTCATAACACCGATAAAAGGCGCACTGTAATGTCTATTTTAAGTGTAGTAAAGGACGTCTGCGCCAACGTCGGAGTTCTGGTTCCGACGGCGGTGTTTGCCAACATCTCCGGCAATCGAACCATGCAGGAAATGGTGTCGCTCGCCAACGAGGTGGCGCAGCGTATCGCCTACGACACGCGCGAGTGGACCGACCTGAAAAAGACCGTCACCTTTTCCGGTAACGGCACCGCGCAGGCGTTCAATCTGCCGGCCGATTTCAAGCGCATGCTGCTGCAGGCCAATGTCTGGCGCTCGACATCGGCGCTGCATCCGATGCAGTTCATCCCCAATACCGACGAGTGGCTGCAGCGCCGCGCGTTGAACCGCTTCTCGGCCTGGGGCGAGTGGACCATCATCGGCGGCCAGATGCTGATCTGGCCGATCATGGGTGTCGGCACCACGGCAACATTCGCCTATCTGAACAAAAATGCCGTGGCGTTGAGCGGCGGCGGCTACGGCGACAGTTTCATAAACGACGGCGACAGCTTTGCGATCGACGAGCGGCTATTGAAGCTGGGAATGATATGGAACTGGAAGGCCAACAAGGGATCGCCTTATGCGGAGGACATGGCAACGTATTCCGACGCGCTGGCCTATGTGATGGGCGCCGATAGTCCAGCGCCGATCCTGGTCGGACGCACCAGCGTATCGCGCTCGTTGACCGTCGGCGTCGCCTATCCGTATCCGGCGCCGACGCCATGACGGGCTACGCAAAATTCAAGCGACAGCCGCTGCCTTCGCAGTTGCAGGCGCAGCTGCAGACCATCACGCTGCCGGCGCCAACGCGCGGCATCATCATGAATGAGAACGAAGCCTTCATGCAGCCCGGCGCTGCGGTCATTTGCGACAATTGGGCGCCGACCATGAAGGGCGTCAAGCTGCGCGGCGGCTGTACACGGTGGGCGACACTGCCCGAGACCACGCCGGTGATTTCCGGGTTTCAATATGCCAGCGGCAACATCCAGAAGATGTTCGCCGGCAACGCCACCAAACTCTACGACGTGACGGCCTCTGGCACGCCGACGCTGGTCAAGAGCGGGCAATTGTCGGGCAACTATGCTGCAAGCCAACTTGCCAATCAGGGCGGCGACTTCCTGATCGCGGTCAACGACGCCGGGGATTATCCGCTGCGCTTCAACGGCTCGACCTGGCAGGTGCTCAACGGCACGCCTCCGGCAGCCTGGATCAACGCTCACGCCTACGCAGTCAATGACAAGGCGCTCGACACCGCGGACGGTTCACGCTGGAAGTGCATAGTGGCGCACACCAGCGCCTCGACCGGCACGTTCGCGGCGGACCGCACCGCGCATCCGACTTACTGGACGCCCGACAACGTGGCCCCAGATGGCGTGAGTTGGATCACGGGCCCGGCTGGCTCGACGGTCGTCAACGGCAGCAATCTTGTCTACGTCTGGAAGTATCGCGGTCGCCTGTTCTTCCTCGAGGGTGGCAGCATGAATGCGTGGTACCTGCCGACCAACGCCTCCGGTGGTGGGCTTTCGCTGATCCCGATGTCGGGCGCTGCCGCCAAGGGAGGTAAACTACTGTTTGGCGCGACGTGGAGCGTCGACGCAGGCGACGGCATCGACGATAAATGCGTGTTTGTTACCGACCTCGGCGAGCTGCTGATATTTACCGGCAGCAATCCATCCGACCCCAACAATTGGCGCCAGGAGGGCCGCTACCAGGTGCCCGCGCCAATGGGGATGAATGCGCACATGCTACTTGGCGGCGACATGCTGATCATGACGGTGGACGGCATTGTGCCGATTTCGGCTGCGATCACCAAGACGTCGGAGCAACTCGAACTTGCCGCCATCACCCGCACCATCAAGCCGATGTGGCGCGACGAGGTCAGCGCCAAGCGGTCGTGGTCGTGGACGCTGGAAAACTGGAACGAGTACGGCGGCATTTTCGTGACCTGGCCCGGCGGCAATCCCGGCAACCGCTACTGCGCGGTGGTCAACGCCGCGACCGGGGCGTGGTGCCGCTTCGTCGGTTGGGACGCGACCTGTTTCCTGCGCATGCGTGCGGATATGTTTTTCGGCACCCAGGACGGCTACGTCATGCAGGCCGACCGCACCGGCTATGATGACGGCGACCCCTATGTGGCGACCCTGGTCGGCGGCTGGGAGATGTTCCAATCGCCGTCGGAGACCGTGACATGGAAGCAGTCACGCGCCGCGTTCACGTCCGGCTCCGGCGAGCCGTTCCAGCCACAACTCGCGGCCTGCACCGACTACGTCGTGACGTTGCCGACGCCGCCGCAGGCCGGATCGGATCCTGGCATTGTCGACGTATGGGATCAGGGTCACTGGGCGCCGCAG